ACAGCTTATTAGTAGCAGCAGGGTCAAAGTAAATATCTCCCCAACCTTCAGGTTTAGGATTTCCCCACTCGCTTCTGTGATATATTTCGTTTGGCATCTTGCTCTTTATTTAAGTAACATTTTAGTTTTAATTCGTTGTCCTTCTTTGGTTTGTATTTACTTACAGCATCCATCCGTTAAATAAAGCGTTTTTGTCAGGATATATTTCCTCGTTAGCGTTACTGTAATACTCTGGGAATTTACTTGGCGCATTGAAACTTAAATAGTCAATTAACCTTTGGGTGTAGTATTCGGCATAATCCCTCTCCTTTGCTATAAGCGAATCAATCTCTTGCTTATCTACAATGGTACTGTTTTCAGAGCTGTGCTTAAATACACCCCCATTAGCAATAGTGTAAGATGCAAAAGGAAGATACTCAACCATAGCATAGTGAATAAGCATGGGTTGTATATATTCGTTTACTAGTGCCAAATAATCTCCTTCAAGCGAACTAGCAACTATATCGGCACTAATCTTATCATATAAATCACTACCCAAGTAATTCTGAATATGAATCTCTTGTGCAATCTTAATGAACTGAATAAATTTATCAGTATCAATCGAACCGCTTAATGCAGTATTCTTGATAAGGTCGCTTCTCTTTATAAATATTGCTGTTGCCATTATTCTACATCTTCAATTTGTTCTTCTACCTTTTCTTTGACTTCTTCCTCTATATCCTTTTTAACGCCTGTTTCCTTCTCTATCTCGGCTTCGCTGATAGCGTTAGTCAAGTCAGTAAATTCAAGCGGTTGTAGGGTCTTAAAATAGATATCAAGGTCTATTCCGTTGTACTCAAGTATCTTCTCAAGTTCATCAAGTATTGTAACCTGCATTGGTCTTATAACTGTATTGTCCATAAGAACAGAAGCAGTCTGTAATTCTTCTGCGTTATTTCCAAGACCTGTATTGTCTTTTATACCTACAAGCATAGGTGACACTATACGATGTGATACCATTACCTTACGCATACTTTCATCTGATAAGAACTGGTATTGCTGATGTGCATCTGATAGCTGTACAGGCTCAATGGTTGCTGCCAACTCCTTGCTATCGTTAAACGCCAAGATGAAACGACCTGCGTTAGAACTACCGCTAAATTTATTTATAATGCTGTTCTCTATCGCATCTCTTTGCTCTGCATCTGGCGTACCGTTATTAAAGTTGATAAGCATAGATGGACTTAATCCATTCTGAATATTGTTGATGTGATAGTTAGCAATTTCTTCTTCCAACTCTGCATACTGTAATCCTCCTTGATAATCTACTGGCGAATAGTATTTATACCCAGCACGATAAGGCTTTATGTATAGTATCTCAATAGCAGCGTTAGAGAAACCAAATGCAGGTATCTTTGTTAGCTTGTCTCCTGTGCTTGCTGTACTCCAATCAGAATGATAGTAGTATGCCTCTATTTCGCCTTTAGAGTTGCATTTCTCGGCTCTTAACGTCTCTACTGGTATATGTTCTACTTGAGCTATTTTAGAGCGGTCTTTGGTGTATATAACTTGAAGAGCAGCCTGACCCATCATTTTATAATCATGAGTTATCCTCTTAATAACATCTTTCTTTAGAAGCTCTTTCATCTCTTTGTAGTCAGCTTCATTTTCTTTGCTGTCAGTCGCATCAAGACCTCTTCCGTATATCATCTCGGATATACCGTTTATTGCAGCGTTATTGGTTGGGCTTCCGTTGTACCTGTCTATTAGGTAAGTAAAATAGTCGTTGTCCTCACCATAAGCAACAAAATCATCGTTATAGTATTCTTTCACCTCTGGTCTTGAATAAGAACCGAGTTGAACAATGTGTATTTTACCTTCTTCTTTATTACTCATAATAGGTCTTTTCTTTGCGTAATGTCTTACTTTTTTTGCCATTTCTTATCCTCCTAATGCCAATATTGCGTTACTGTTAGTTTCTCCGTTGGTCTCTCCGTTTACTCCAGTTAAAGTTTGTCCTAAATCACTCCAAAATAAATGTCCTGTACTTGGTTGAGTTGGAGATACAATTAGTTTTCCATCAACTCCATCTCTATTGTATATAGCAGCTACTACTCCGCCAGCAAATTTATCTCCAGTTATGATACTAGAATCTGTGTTTGGTTCAAATCTAAATGGTCTTACCACAAAGGGTAAATCAGCTTGTATTTCTGGCGTGTTTTTTTGTTCACTTACTATGTTATTGCCGTATAATGGCATCCTCCACATATAAGAACTGCTTTGACTTAATTCTGTTGAAGTCCATATATTTTTAAAATCAACCGAAAAAGGATTTTGGTTTATAACACCTTCGGGTATTCTATCATAACCATAACCCTCTAATTGATTGTTCGTAATTTTAGGGAAGTCAGCCAAAAACGCATCTACTTCGCCCTTTGCTGGAACATACCAATCATCATAAGTAGTTCCATCTACTGTAACACAGTAAAGGCTACAAACTTGAAATGCACTTGTTTTAGCAGCCATAACAGAGGTGTCGTAACATAAGCTAACAACTCCACCGCCACCGCCACTTTCTGAACTATCCAAGAACACAAACTGGTTGTCAAATGTTTGTTCAACTATGTAATCTCCTTTACCAACCTCATATTTAGGGTAGTCAATTTGATTAGTAACATAAGCCATACCCCTGTAAATCTCACTAACATCATCCTTGATGACTATCGTGTAGTAAGTTTCTGCTGTAAGGTCTGTAAACGTACCTGTAATTGTACTTATGTTCTTTGAACTATCAAAGGTATTTGTTACGGTATAATCAACCGTTTGCCTAGAGCTTTTGTTAATTAGCTGCAACACAGTATTTCCTATTATAGACGTTCTTCTCGGCTTAATATTTATATCTTGAGATAGCGTAGATGTTGTCAGTATGTGCATACTAAAGTAACAATCAAATTATTATTTGTTTCAAAGATACAAAAAAAGGGTCGCATAAGCAACCCCTTTTAAATTCACAACCCTATTAAATTTATGAAGGGTCTCTTTGAGTAGATTCAGTAGCAGTAGCACTTGTCATACCTGCAAATGGGTCTGCATCAGTACCTCCATCTACGAAAGATGGCATACGGATTTCATTAGCAGTTAAAGTAAGTGTGTAGCCATTTAAGTCTCCCATAGCAGTACCAGTTACAGCAGTACCACCAGTTACATCAGCACCATTATCAGCACCAACCAATAAGAACTTGTCATCAAACGTCTGAATAACAACGTGTGGTCTACCATACGCCATTAACTTTAATTCTTTGTTGTCCTCTTTAGTTAGCTTAAATAATGTAGCGTTTAACACCTGCTCGAAGAATGTTGTTCCATTCTCCATAGAAGATGTAATGTTTGTTTCAAGCGAAGAATTACCTTTAACATCGTAAGTGTGATAGTCGAAAGTACCAGTCATATCAGTAATCTCATCACTAGAACCATAGGTTAAAGTTCCTAAATCACCGAAATCTACAAAGTGTAGTTTCTTAATACCACCGACAGCATCTTTACAAGGTCTTAATCTTCCGCCAGTTAAATCACAAGCCATAGTTTTACTTTTTTAGTAAAAGGGGCAGAGTTACTACCCCTTTCGATTAAACAATTATTATGCTAACGTCAGTAACGTCAAGTCAGAACCGATACCGTACTGTACACCTGCTGTATATCGCATGATGATACGTACATTCTGGCTTCCGTCAAGGTCAGCCATGTCGATTACTTTTACTTCGTTGTGGTCGCTTAATAGACCTGTACCAAAGTAGATGTTAGAAGCCTCACCAGCAACGATGTGGTCAGCAGGCATTCCTGGCGCATGTTGGATTTTAATACCTTCAAAAGAAAGTGCATTACCCATATTGTACCATTGTTGTCCTTTAGCATCTGTACCAGCAGCACCTTGTCCACCTGTTGCGAAACCGCCTAATGCACGAACATAAGCTTGCAAAGCAACAGTTGGAACGTAGATAGTCAAATCTTCCTTACCGTAAACAGTAGAAGGAATTGAATCAACTACATTTCCAAGTAGTGTTACAATGTTAGCAGAAGTGAAAGATGTTTCAGAGCCATTTGCAGCATCGTTTACATCTCCGTCAGCAGCCATAAGAACTGTAAGACCGTCAAATTCTCCAGCATTGGCGTTTACACCAGCCCAGATATTTTGCTCTGTCTTTTCAGCAACTTTAGCAGAAACGTGTCCTAGAATAAAGTCAGAGAAAGACGCAGGTAGTTTGTCAAATGCAGAATATCCCATTTGTACAGCTTCCCAGTCTGCTCTAAAGTCTTTTTTACAAAGCTCTAGGTTAACTTGGAACTCTTCTGGCTGAAGAATACGCTCTGTAAGTGTAAGCGCATCAGCAGTAGCAGAAAAATCACAAGAAGCATCTCCTATAAAGTTAGTTGAAGCAACTTTCTTTACGACTTCTTTATATTTTACATTAGGTTTGATGGTGATTGCACCTTCAGCTAATGTTTTACCTGTCAAGAGGGCAGCAGAAATGTATTTTCCCGCAAACTCTCCAGCGTAAGTAGAGGTGATGGTATCAACAGAACCATTACCAGCGTATAGATTTACTTTTTGATTACTCATTTTTATATTATATTAGTTTTGAAAATACTCGGTCAAGTGTACTAGCAGGGCGATTCTGACCGAATTTAACCACCTCTTTTTGTTCAGTTTTTTCTGATGGATTGTGTGCGATTGGCTCGGCTGCTGGTTCAGCAGATAGCTTTTCGACTTGAGATGAAAGTTCAGCTTTTTCTTGCTCAACCTTGTTATACTCAACCATCATATCTTCTTTGATAGATTTAATCATATCTTCTAGTTCTGCGATTTTAGAGTTGAAATCCTCTTCCTTCACATAACCTTCCATTAACTCTACTTCTTCAGAATCTTCTTCTTCCAATTCTTCTTTAGTAGCTTCTTCTTCTGATTCTTCAGCCAACTCAACCTCTTCAGTTGATTCAGCATCAAGAGCAGCCTCTACCTCTTCAGCAGAAACTTCCTCAACAGAATCTTCAGATAATGCAACTTCCTCTACTTCTGGAGTTTCAGTAACTTCTTCGGCTGCAACTTCGATGTTTTCAACCTCTTTCGTTTCTGGCTCACTAATAGCAGAGAGTTTTTGCATAATATCATTCAAAATGTTTGTAGCTTTACTCTCCATATTATGTTAATTAACAGTTATAGTTATAGATAAATAACAAGTATTAAACAACTTGTTAGATTTTTAGGCACGTATTTTACCAATACCTTGCGCCCTCAAAGTGCCATCACAGCATTTCCTTGAGTATGTTCTTCCATTTTTACACAAGCAACCACGTTTTGAATTGCTTGGAACTTGCCTTCCTACTGTTTCTTTACTTTTCATTTCTTCCTTTGTCATCATATTCAGCTAATTCAATTTCTCCTAATTCTTTTAGTTTACCTCTACTCCAAGCAAGTCCAGCTTTACCACCCCACAACAAGTATGAGATAGTGCCACAAGCCTTTGAATCGCCAGCATCATAATATGTCTCTGCTCTCGATAAGTATGAATACATCCTCTTAATCGTGGACACACTCAATTTTTCACCTCTTGACAACTGCTGCGCTCTTATTTTCCCCACAGAGGTTGCACAACGGTTATTAACCTTCTTGTTTAGCTCAATACCTCTCTTGGCGTTATTTCTAACACCACTTCCGTAATCGCCGTAGGTTTTTAGGTTTAGCTTTCCAGCTTCAATGCTATCTGCAATCTCTAATAATACTTCAGCAGCATCTTCTTCTTGCTGCATCATGGACATAGCGACTTTATCTGTAAAGTAACCCTCAATAGAAAATCCTTTTACTTTACCTGTCTTAACGTAATCTTGCCACACCTCTTCATTGTTTACCTTCATAGAGACCATCCAAGTACCAACAGGCATCTTTAGCCCATACTTCCGAGACTTGTCATATTGCTCATCTTCTATTATCCAAGATTCAACAACAGACATTCCTGATAGTTGCGCTTGATGCTCAAGAGTTGACCTGTTTTGATTTCCCTTCATTAAGAATAATTCTGATGCCCTACGAACAGTATCTTCAGAGAAGTATATGTAATACTCATCCTCTTTTTCTCTTCTGTATATTTTCTTGTTAGGCACAAGTGCAGCGCCCATAAGAATACGCTTATCCTTATCAACATCAGCAAGCTCAACTTTTATTTCTTCTTTTAGGGCTACAAAGTTTTCTTCTATTGCAGGCTGCTCTACAATTGATATGGCATCAATGCCAGAGAACTCTCCCTCTTCGTCTATAAATAATTCTATTACTTTCATACTATTGAATTAACCGAATGATGCGGTGTTTGTTATATTTCTATCTAATTCTTGTTGTGTTGAAATGTCTTTACCTACTACAAATGCTTTTACTGGTTTTGACTGTTGTCCAGCAACGGTTTCTGCTAATTGCGATGTTTCAGATGCGCCTACTACGTTAAAGTCTGGTGCTTGAATTGTTCTTGCGCCACCACCTGCGCCTCCCCCTGCTCCAGCAGGTGTTTTTACCTTTAATATTTCTTTAACACTAGCAAAACCGCTAGCATAAGCAGCTATCTTTGCTATTGTACCCCTTATTGGTGAGTTTGACGTTGGTATTGGTAAAAATTGAGATTCGTATGCTTTTTGCCCAGCAGTATATGTTGACATTAAGGTTGAGGCTACGGCAAGAGCTTTACCAGCAGCAGTTTCTTTACCTGCTAATTTACTAAATGCACCCAAGGCGTTTGCGGTTACATCTAATAGCTGCATTTTTGATTTAGCTTCAAGTTCTGCTATTTGTATTCTGGCATCGGTTTGTTGTTGTTCTACATCGGTAAGCTGCTTTTGCAAGTTCATTCTCTCTTGAAAAGTCAGGTTCTCACTTTCAAGCGCAAGTTCCAATCTTTGTCTTTCTTTCTCTAACTGCTCATTCTTTAGGTTAAACAGGTTTCCAGCCTTTATACCCTCGTTAAGTATTTCTTGGTCTGCTGCCCTCTGTCTATTTTCTTCTAACTTATACTGTAATTCTCTATCGGCATCTATTACCTTCTGTGCCTGTTCTATCTTTAAATTACCTGTGGCTACTAACTCCTCTGCATTAAGTTGATTTATATATTTAGTTAAAGACTTTTTGGATTTAGCAACTTCATTGTCAAACCTCTTTTGGGCATCTAATCTTTTATTTTCATCTTCTTCAATGGCAAGAAACTCATCTAATCTTCTTTGTTGGTCTTGTTCAAACTCAGTTCGCTTTAATCTTGCCCTTTCTCTAATACCATCAAACTTAATTTTAATTTGTCGTTTTTCATCTTTTATAAAACCCTTGAGTAATCTCTCTCTTGACTTCTGCGTTTCTTTCTCAAAGTCAAGGTCTGCTGCTTTAAATATACGATTTCTTGCTCCTGAACCTTTTTTAGCTGAATCTATCTGTATTTGAGTATATTCAATAAGAGAATCTATTTGCTCATCTAATTTTTTATTCTCTTTGTCTCTATTTTCTATTATTCTTTTTACAGCAATATCATCTCCCCTTACCTCTTCCGCTCTTATTATTGTTTTTTTCCTTATAGAAATAGTTTCTTCTTTTCTTTTTTCTATTGTCTCGTCAAGGCTTTTAGATAGCTTCTCTGCCTGTTCTATTGTTAGATTACTTACATCCTTTAATTCATTTTTTGCATCAATCTCATTCTGTAATTGTTCAGATACAAGTTCGTCTATCTTATTTTGTGCTGCACGAGCCATCGCTAAAGCAACAAGTGATTCTCTATATATGTCATTTTGTTCAGCAGCTTGAGCTGTGTTATTAGCTACATCAGATAAAGAAACTTCAGCATCATCTAACTGTTTTATGTATTCAGGAAATTCTTTATTTAACGCCTGTATTGCTTTTTTCTGCTCTTCTTGTGATTTATTAGAATCCTGAAGTGTTCTTATATAAGTTTCAAACTTACCTGCTGTTCCTTGAACTTCACTTCCAGCATTCTTAAATGTTTCTTTTAATAGATTTCCTCCACCAGCTAAATCTTTAAAAACATTGTATAAATCACTTCCGTATGTTATTAATAACTGTATTCCTATAAGAAATGCAGCCTGTGCTGTAAAAAGACCTGATATTGCTGAAGCAAAAGAACCAGTTGCTTTTACGTTTAGTTGAACTAAATTCACTAACTGCGACAAGTTGTTCGCTATGGCTGTAAAACCAAAACTCGCATCAGAAGCAAGTCGGCTACTTTCCATTATAATAGCATTATTCAGACCAGAGGTTGCCCTCATTCCGTCTGTCGCTTTTGCTGTTGCGTTTGCTGCTGCTGCCTGTTGAGTAAGAGCTTTATCAACTTCTTTGGCTGATAGTACTAATTGTTTATCTGCAATGATTTTTGCCTTTTCAGCATCAGTAAGACTATTAAAGTTATCTTTAGTAACTTTTAATTGCTTTTGGGTATTAGCAGCCTCCCTATCGTTAATCTTTATCGATATGAGTATCTTTTGTTCAGCCATTCTTGTATGCTTTAGATTCTTTCACTCGTTTCACTTGTCTCTTTGCTTCATCCCAACTAGAACATCCTTTGTATATTCCTTTGGCGATGTCTACGTTGTGAGATACGCCATACCAATCAGACACTTGCAATAAATCTATAATCTGCTTTATCATAATGCGTTTAATAATTCTAGTTTAGATTCACCTGTTTTTAAGTTTGTGTCTATTGAATTTATGGTAAACACCTTGTCTCCAATCTGAAATCTGTCATTCAGCTTATAATTAAGTAATATGCTGCTCGGTAAATGTGCTGTAAGTTTGAATATTCTTTTCTTGGCGTTAAACGCATCTTCTATATATGTTTGATAGAATTTCTTAAACAATGAGTTAGACGTTCCTGCGTAATCTTGAAGTGTAAACTCATCAACTTCGCTATCAAAGTTTATTGTAAATGAGGGTTCATCATCATCGTCAAAACCATTAAATTCAACAGAGTTTGATGGTCTCCAGTATGTAGAAACAGCAGAGTGCGTTCCGTTATCAAGCCAACTAATTCTTTGGTCTGGATTTGTAGACAATTGAATCTGTCTTATTCCATAAAACAAAAGAGGGTTTGTAAGAACAGAATCATAATCACCAGTCTTTGGGTCTGCATCTGCATCTGGCTTAAAATTATCCCCAGCCGAATATCCCCACATTATTCTCGTAGTTCCAAGTGCGGAGGTGTCATCATCATCAAACAACTTCTCAAACTTCATGTGTGCAAAGGGAACTTCTATCTTATATGGTTTACCCCTATCTACATCGGGTGACTTGTATTCTGAATCTCCAAAAACCTCATTAAATGCTTCTTTATGCTGAATCATTAAAAGGGTTTTAGCCTCTTTATACTTAAATTCAATTTCACTATAAGGTATCGTAGCCTCTATGTCCGTTGAGGCTGAATCAACGTATTTTCTTATATCGAAAATTCTTGGGTTGTCAGCATAATAATCATCAAGAGGCAGAACTCTTATCTTTCCATAATCATTGTCATTTCTGTCATCTATAAAGTATGATGTAAGATTAAACATCTTAAATATTCCAGTAAGAAAGTCATATACTTTCATTTTTGGCATCCTTTCCGTTGGGCGTATTGTGGTTACTGTCGCTACGTTGTCTGGAGTATAGACACCATCCGCCAAAGTTGTATCAGTACCCTTCGCCCTGTCTCTTATTTGTCTAACTCTTAAAGATGATGTTGCTGAAAATGCTGAATCTGCACTAACGACCATCTTTATACCAGATATAGTTCCGCTATATGTAGAGAAGTTTCTACCAAACTCAAAAGTTTTAGTGCCATAAACGTTATCATGCTCTGCGATTATAGCATTGTTGTCAAGTGTGTTTATCACTTTAAGCGTGTATGGTAGTGTGGATGATGTTGTTACTGTTAAATCAAATTGAACCCTGTAATCTATTGCTGCTGTTCCAGTTCCAGTAACCCATTCTTCTATTTTAAATACAGAATCTTCATCTGTTCCAGAATCCTCAATACTTGGCGTTATATTTAACGTTTGAAAGTCAGCAAGGGTATCTCCAGAAGAGTGTGTAAAGTTCTGTAATACGTATTCAGTAGCATTTCCTCCGCCAATTTCACCTTTTTCTCGGCTTAACCACATATACAAGCCTCTATTTATAGTTCCAACTCCAGAAAACGCCTCTGAATCGAAAAACTCTCTTGTAAACTCTATACCATATTTTCTTTCAATAGCCTCTATAATATATATTAGCCTCAATGCTGGTTTTAAGTCTTGATACTGAACCCCTCTGTGGTGCGTTCCACCACCACTTTGATACGCTATATTTCCAGAAAGAGTGTCTGCTGTATTATTAGAAGAATCAAAAAACAATCTTTTTGTGTGCGTAACAAGGGGTACTATAAGGGGTTGTCTTGTTGTATATCCATCAACAGTAACATCTAATTGACTTGTAAATCTTGATTTGCTTTGAATATTATTATATTCATAGGAAAAGTTATCAATCCAAGTAAGTGATTCTAATTCATCATCGCCAAGCAAATCTTTTAGTGTAACGGTGTTACCATAGAATGTTACGTTGTAGGCGAATGGCTTGTTCTCCTTCATCTTCACGCCATTTAGGAATATCTTACCTTCTCTAAACGGAATGTAGTTTATCTCAAGCCTAGCATCAATCTTCTTTCTAGCATCAAACGCACCTTCTGATATAAAGTAGTTGTAAAAATGTTTAAATATCTTGTTGTTCTTCTTTGACGCAGGTACTGTAAATGATTGAGAGAAGTCAGTAAATACTTTAGATATATCTCGTATATCCTGTATTTTGGACGTTACAGAGATTGTTTCATCTTCAAACAAGTCCACCGCCTGAAATACATTGTCGGAATCTTTTATATACAATACTACTTTATTCATTATCGAATATTGTTTATTTTGTCTACTGCAACATCAAACTCCATACTGTACTGAACCAACTTATCATTAACTCTCTTCTTCAGTTGAAGTGATTGCGTTTTTAGTTTCAATGGTACTATCTTTTCTTCGTCTGTGAGCCTTGTCATCCAAACCTGCTCTGACAGCATAAGCTGCTTTATATGCTCATTACATGATTCGTCAATGTAATCTGTATTTAACGTTATACTATCGTTACCAACTAGGTTCAGCGTTCTCATTTGATGCTCTGAAGTGTCATATGAGAAGTTTGCAAAGTCCATTACGGAAGCCTTATAATCCTCCTTTTTTATATTAAGAGATTCATTATTTCTTCTTGTGAAGTAAAGGTCTTGTAATGCGCCATACTTATTCACAAAGGTAACTCTTATCGGCTCATACTTTGAGCAGTCGAATGTTTTTACCTTGAGTATCTTCGTTCTTGTTTCTGTGTCGTTTGTATAGTTAACCCAAACCTCATCGACAGCACCTATATCAACAACATTCTCAAACGCTTCTAATAACGAGTTATCTTCAAATACACCTCCAGCCTCAAGAACTCTCTCTTTGTAGCTGTCTGCTGTTGAATTGCTATCGGATGCTATGTATTGGATTGCTTCAGATGTTGTTGGGTTTGCTGGGTCTGTATAAACAACATTTTTAGAATATACAGTTTCTCCATTTAATCTAAAAGCTACGCTATTTGTTGTATCTGTATAAACAGGAATATTAACACTCCTGTCATTAACCCTGTATATAGTGCCTTCAGACATCATCAGTCCTTCATCGAAGTCTGGATTAATACCTTCTTCAAAGTATCCGTAACCTTCTGTTGCTACGAATTGATTATAATAATCACTTGGCGTTACTGTTGGTGAGGAAAGTGAGTTTCCATTTTCATCAAATGCGGTAATTATGGGATTTACCAAAACTACATAACTATCATATTCGCCATCATACTTTATCTGGATGTAGTCTCTTACAAGTTCAGATATTTCAAATACAACGTAATTATTGCCTTCTAGCTCCGCTTTAACTATGGTGTACTTTAAATCTTCAGGGTCGGGAGTTGAATCTCCTGTTCCCTCATATATGTAAAGTTGTAGTTTAGCCTCAAACAAATCTGCGTGATAAACTTTTATATAAAACGGACTTCTTGTGTTTATTAATCTTGCCATTATTTCCCTTTAAAAACGTATGTATCGCCCTTCTTTGTATAGCCGACACTTTTTAATATTTCATCTAATTTACCTGTTATATCTTCTTTTAGTGGAGGTAGCATACCATCTACTATATTCTCAAATGCTTTTTCTACAACTTCGCCAATGTATCTTGCTGGCGCAATACCACGAAGTGATATAGCCTCTCCAATCTTGTATGCGACCTTTGCTATGTTAGATTCTGTTCTCGGCATCGCCCTTCCTCCAAAATCCTTTAGCGTTACTGGCTTCTGTCTAATCCAATCCTTTATAGCATTCACGTTAGGGCTGAATGGTGCTGTGCCTTCGTCTACGCCCTTAAGGTATGAGTTACCGTATAGGTTTATATCAAGACCACCGTTCTCTACTCTTACGTTTAACGATTCGCCACCTTCTCCGCTTGACTTTACTGGCGCATTTATCTTACCTACTCTTTGTCTTGATGTCTGATACGATTCAAGGAAATACTGAATCAATTTCGTTTCTGCGAATGATTTAACGTATGCTTCAGTATTTTTAAATCTAATCTCCATTAGCAGACAGTTACAACATTATTAGGGATTGATATAGATAGGGTAAGCGCCCAACCAGTCATTAAGTTCTCAAATCTATCTTCAAACATAGTGGCAGTTGCATCGGTATCTAAAACGTAGTTATCATCGTTCAGGTCTCCACGTCTTAATTTAGACTGCAATCTGTTTATTACTGCAAGCTGCGTGTTTAACACATCGTGTTTATTATCCAGTCCCTGATAAGGTATTGAATCGCTATCGAATCTATCTTCCTTACTTTCGTCAACCAAGTCCATTGCTATCACCTGAATCGAGAATGTTATTGTATGTTCTCCAAATACAGCATCCTGTATGTTTATGTGTGATAATGGGAATATACTCTGCTTGGACAAGTCAACATCCATAATGTTACCAAAAGTAACTGTGCTTACAAATTCACTTGAATTTAGCTCTTCGTATATTTTATCTATAAGGTCGTAAAACTCTTTCATCTCTTGTATGCTTTCTTTATCATTGCAGCTTCTAATTCATTCTTTTCTTTTTCAAACGTCAGGAAGTTGAGGCATTGGAAAATCGGAAGTCTGGTAACTTGGTCAAACTTGAGAACATTTCCTCCAGCGAGAGCGTAGATTGATTGATACCAACCCCACTTTGAGCCAAAGCCTGCTTGAGCTGATAAGTCTGTTCCTCCGTCAGATTTTTCTGTATATAGCTCGGTATAGCTCTCAACAACTCCTTCCCTAAATCGTAAAAAAAAACCATAGAACTCATTACTACATCAAGAGGCATTTCTTTCATTAGGTTAGAGACTTCTTCACTTGGTTCGTAGGGCGCTACTGTATACTTATCTTTCTGCTTGAAGTTAACTGGTCTATAAAGTGCTGCCATCGCCTTGTGCATACTTCCCCAGTCTGATATGTTATCTTCTACGTCTATGTATGCGCCAAGAGAAATATTCTCTAACTGCGGTTCAAATCCCATATCTACGCCAAGTAAGTCAAACCTGCGTATTAGATTAGGTTTCTCTTCAAACGCCTTGTTGATTATGGTTAACACCTTTTCCGCATCTTTAGCTGGAATGTTAAGCACTTCCTTTAGGGATATGTTACAGAATATCTCAATAGTCTTTAACGCCAAGAAATCATCAGCACCTTCATTCTCTTCAAGTATTCTCAAGTATCTCTGATATTGCCCAAGTGTTATGCTTGACAAGTCAGTTGGAACTGATAATTCTATTTCTATGGTTTTCATATCTAAATAATAATTGGTTGTTTAAGTGTACTTATTGATTATGCACCTGCCTGTATGACACATATATATAATATATATCTTAATGTATAATAACATGTATCGTATCTTAATATGCATTTTAAGAAGGTTATGTTTTATAAAGCATATTAACATGATACACTCTATATAAATAATATAACATGTATTATATAATAACATGAGTAACCAGTTATGATTCATAACCTACTTTTTCTAAATGGTTGTCGTAGTATTTTATGTAGATGCGCCACAAAACATCAGTCAATTCTTCTTTTTTGTACTTATCAGGCGATTTAATGCGTTTTAAGCCATTATCTATTTCAATATGATACATATCTCCACTTGGTACAGGATATGCTCTTAAATAGCTTCTAAATGCCCAAGAGATAGCTTTACGAGCTTTATCTGTGTCTTGTAAATGCAATGGAATTGGTTTTATCTTACGTTTTGGCATACCTATTAGATTTATAGCTAATATACGAATAACCTATTAGATTCACAAGTAAGGGTATTAAATTCATACCTATTGAATTGAGTGGCAGGTGGAAATGATTAGGTAGGTGGAGAGTGGAGATATAATGTATGAGTGGTGGACACTCGGCAGAGTACCAACAATAAAGATACAAAACATTCCTATACTACACAAATAAATTGCGTTAAGATAATGTTAAGTATTTTAGGTGTGGATATAAAAAAAAGGGCTGCATTTCTGCAACCCCTTAACAAAACAAACTAAAAAAACTCTACTTCTTCTCCTATTTTTATTTTATCCACTTAATTAAACCGTTATCATTCAACCACTTAAGGAACTCTTTATCTTGTAGATGATTTATTTCTTTGCTTTGTTTTGTTCTACTTTCTTTAATTATTCGCAAATTATTTTCAAATATATTCCTATTCATATTAATTATTTTAACGTTGATACCATTGCTTTGTAGCTCTCTTACTTATATAAAAATTGCCACCGATTAAGCGATATTCATTTAATAAATATAGTGCCTCTTTCCTTGTTTCGGCTTCGTCAATAGTTTCAATGCCGTATCCGATAGATGGTGTATAGTTGTCGTTTTTGTAGTTTATGTAATACATATTATTTATATTAAGTTATCAATGTAGTTAATTTGTTCTTTGCTTATATTGTGGCATCCTATTCTTAAAAGTTTATCGAATGATATTGTAGTGTAATTTCCTACCTTTGCGCCTCGCATCATTGCGCCACTTTTAAGCAGCTTTAAATAGCGTTTGGCTTCGTTTACATCTATCTTTACCCCTTGTGAAGTTTCAACGAATTGAGCGCATTTAGACAGGCGTAAATAATCTTTGCCACCGATACGAAAATAGTCCTTTTTATATTCCCTAAATTTAGACAGGCTTTTAATCAATTGCTTTTTTTCTTTGTCCTTCTTTTTTCTTTCCTCTTCTTTTGCCCAATCTTTAAGGTCTTGAATGCTGGTTTCCTCTTGCAACGAATCAACAAATAAAAGAAGCTCCTTATATTCTTTGTATTTTCTTAATTCGTTTCTTTTGCGCTCATTTATATATTCATTAAAGGAATTCCACAATCTATAAATTTGACTAATATACATTTGCGGTTTTCTGGCTTTGGATAGTTTCTTTTTTAAGTACATTATATCCCTATAAACTATATTAATATCTGTTTTTGTTTTATAATATTGTTTATATTGAGACGTTGCACCACATAGCAAACTTATATGTTTGCCTGTTGAAACACTGTACCCTTCATCGTTTATTAGTATTGTTTTATCATCTAAAAAGCGCCCTAATTCGTAATGGTAGCCATAACTATATATTTTGTCCCCCTCAAAAAATATACTTCTATTTGGAGTACGTCCATTGTTTTGTGTCCGTTGTGCAAATGTGTGTACACATTCGCTGTTGGTGAATACTGTTTTCATTTTGTTTTGTTTTATTGTGTTAATTTTTAAAAGGGGGGAAGTGTTATTATTGAGGCTCACAATTCAGCTTCTTGCCTACAATACGGTATTATCGACACTACACCCCCATGTTAATATATTTCTATTATTTTACTAAATATCCCCAGTCATCAAAATAGAATTTACTTTGTTTTAATGCGGATTTTGTCAATTTATAATCGTTCATTTGCTCGTAAGAATTTACATCTAAAAAGCAAACGGACACTTTTCTTATATCGCTATTGCAAATCATCGTGTCATTGATATCATCGATAACGTCTATTAGTTCTCTGTCTAAATCATTGGACAAATTAACGTGCATTATTTGTTGTGGCTCGCTTTCGTATGTTAGTATTAATTCTGTTTTCATGTTGTTTTGTTTATTTCTTGTTCTACTATTTCCGCCAAAGGGTAAATATCAGTATATTGATTAAGGTCTAATTTACGCCCCTTAATTTCCTCTACTCGTTTTATATAATCAAATAAATACATGTTTATTTTTTATTTTATTGTGTTAATATTATTCGAAGGGCTAAATATAGCGGCACGATGTATAAAAGTAGGTGCACCGCTTTTTTTGTTATTTTGTCCATGTCTTATAAATTACTAAAAATTTGAATTGATGCGCCAATAATGAAGGCGAATGTCAAGCCTACCAAAATGTAAGCGAAAATATTTGTTTTGTTGTTTGTGTTGTTTGTTTTCATAATTGTTAATTTATATTATTTATTTGTTTTTGTTAGTACAAATATGCAACGTTTTTTTGTTTCTAATGTTAAGCCAATGTTAAGTTTTTAATAGTGAAATTTAACATTAAGTTTACATACAATTTTGTATATTTGCAAAATGGACTATCCACACCTTAACGTCAGAATTACCCTACACGATGCAGGGCGAATACTACACACCCAAAATACAAGCATAAACCCCCTATTGAATTCATAGCCCTATTAAATTCACAGGGTATTAAATTTACAAAAGGGGGTATTAAATTTATTCTCCTGTTAAATACAGGAATAAGCCAATAAAAAAAATGGCGCAACCTAATTCAATCATCCGTTTCATTTTTAAGGTTATCAAAACTAAAATCGTGTTCGTAAACTTCCTCCATTAAGGCACAATAAGCCACTTGCGGTATTGTGGTACATTCTAATTCAAATCTACTAAAATCGTAGGCATTTAGCGAATCAATTATTTCCATGCAGTCCGCATAATATATACACGCATTATCTATGTACTCGTGTATGTGTGTTTGCACATCATCATCATTTAATATGCTTTCATTCTTAATTTCCTCGATTAACTCATCTTTCAAATCGCTAATCCAATCGTTTATTCTAAATTCCATTTATCTTATGTTTTAATTGCATAATCAAATCCTCATCTTCTTTTTTCTTTTGCTTCATGGTTACTTCAATAATACTTGGTAGCCAATCGAACAATGCCTGTGGGCGTATTGTTACTGTATTGTGGTCATTAGATAAGCACACGCCATCTTCATTTGACCATAATGTAATTATCTCATCAATATATATTTCTTCGTTATTCATTATTTGTATTTATTTATGTTAGTTTACCTTCTTTTGTAAATTCGTATTCGTTTGCTTCTATTGCGTCTATAATTGCTTCATCAGACATAAGGTATTCATATTCACCCCTTAACCAATGTAGGGCATCTCTTTCAATCTGTTTAAAATAATACCCTTCAATAGTTTCAACCCTTAAGTCAAATGCCTCTTCTTTACCTTCCTTAACAGAATAACCATCTATTTCATTGCCTTCCCCTAATTCCTTAACTAATTTATCCCTTTGTTCAATAAAATATTCTGCATTTGCTTTTAAACTGTTTTCGCCAAATGTACCAATGATATTAACTGCTACTTCATGATGTGTTTCAATAAGGTCAATGCCAATTTCACTTCTTCTTCCTAAATCAAAATGCTCAATTCTTATTCCTAATTCTCTAAATGTTTCGTATGTGCAATCCCACCAATCGTAATTTACATTTATTTCACGAAGGTTATTAATTGCATTTTCTTTTGCATCATCTGACAATTCATCAAATGTATATGCTTGTGTTTCTATTATTCTCATTTGTATTTATTTTATTAATTCTATTTTTAAGCTACTTTGATTTTTGTTAAATTGAGGTATTGAATAGTATTTAGTATCATTGTATTTATTATATCTAATAAGAAACGAACCTATACCATGAGAATTATATATAGGAGCATCATCAGAGTACTCAACAACTCCATTTTTAACTTCATAAACCCCAAAAAGTTTATCTCTACTATTATATTTCATTTGTGTTATTTTTATGTTCGATGCAAACATACGAAGCCTAATGTTACCCAATGTTAAGCCAATGTTAAGAAATTGTAAAATATTTACTATCTTTGTATAATGATATTTAAAGGCAAATATATGTATAAATGGAATAACAACGGAGATATTGAAGTTATATCTGAACAAGAAGAGGTATTGAATTCACAGGAACAGACCCCTATTAAATTCACAGAGAACCCTATTAAATTCACAAGGAAACAAACGCCAATCTTTACAGGGGTATTGAATTACTTTCCCGATGCGATAAGAGAAGTTGCAAAGTGTTCTTACGTAGGGCAACAACAACACAATCCAGATAAACCTCTGGCGTGGGATAGAAGCAAGTCAGGAGACGAATTAGATGCTCTTTCTCGGCACTTACTCGAAGCAGGTACGATAGACACCGATGGTATCAGACACTCCGCTAAAGTAGCTTGGAGGGCGCTGGCTAACTTACAAAAAGAGATAGAGAATGACAATGAAGCAATTTAATCAATACCTCCGCACTTGTTTAGATAATGGGTGTGATGAGGTTGTAGTTAAGTTCGGTAGACAAGGTATAATATCAGTTGAACCCATAATAGAACAAGAATGAAAACAGATAAAATAGATAAAATAGTCTGGATAGCAATAGCGGTATTAACCATACTTGCGTGGTGTGGGGTATTGAATTGATTTACCTCAAAACATACATACCCTTCGGCACAGTTCTTTCAAGGGCGTATTGAATTGCATAGCGACTTCCGTCAATGGCGTGATTCCAAGAATCTCTGGGAATACTGCCCTTTAGCTTCCATGCGTAATTGTTAAACTCACGTATTAGATTCACAGATTCTTTATCTACAACTATATTGTAATCTTGCATAAGAGCGATACCAGATAAAATGCTACCTTTCTTTTTTATAGTAGGCGTAATGTTTTTAAGTCCTTTTGTCTTTAACTCTGATATGAGGCGTGGCTCACTGTTGTCGCATACAATTAGATTATTCCCAGCATATCTCCTACACATCTCAAATATATTAGACGTAGAAAGCCCAGCTTTGTAGAAGTGTTCTTTTATCCATATAGTCTTTCGTAGCTTATCTACCGCAATTTCAGTTAAGGTTGAAGGGTCAACGCTAAATCCAAAGTCAAGTCCAAAGATGGTATCATACTCGTTATTGAAATCGCCAATCTCCCAATGAGTAAACACAACCCCTTCTGCTTTCTCAAGCCATCCTCCCAATATCTGGTGCTTGAACTTCTCTGGTCTCCTTTGGCGCATTACCTCAACTTGCTCTACAAAAGATGGAGACAAGTGTTGCTTGTTGTCAAGATAGGTTGTATGTATATAGCTGACGTTCTCTTTAACGCCATTATAACCGTCTTTAATGCCTCTATTCTCAAAAAACCTCTCATATATCCAATGCTGTTTAGTTGTGGGGTTTAAGATAAGGATGCAGCGATTCTGCTTCCCAGTAGCACGAACAGAGTAATCAATCTTCTCAAACGATTCTTCGTCTGTAAGTTCTTCTGCTTCATCCAAGACAAATGTCGTAACGCCTTGAATAGACTTGAGTTTGGCTGTTTGGTCTCCACTCGCAGTCTTAATACCACTAAACAGAATACTGCTTCCTGTTAGGTTATTTATAATCTCGTTCTTTGTAACGGTAAAGTTCTCTGCAATACCCATCAGTTCAAGTTTCTCCAAGAACTCTGGTATAATAGACATAGATGCCGAAGTCATTGTATATCGAGTAAACAATATGCGATGCCCTCTTTCGTATGTTAGAAGCACCAAGAATGTATTTACGCCAAATGATTTACCAGAACCTCTACCACCTGTAATTACAAAGTATCTGCTTGGGTCTCTGAACAGAGGATTGTATTTAGGGTTGAGGTTTACTTTCTTCATCCTTTATTTCTGTTGATTCAATGTCAATAGTTTCTTCTTGTTGTAGGAAGGATATAACAGGAATATGAACCTCTTGCTTTACGTTAATGTCCTTCTGTTCTTTTGGCTTCCCATACTTATATTCCCACAGTAGGCGCAAGTGTGCAAAGGATTCCTTACTCATTTCAGCAAGTGTCTCCCAAGCCTTCTTCTCACTCCCAAAGGCTTTCTTCATTGAACCAAGCGCAAAGTTCTTTATGTCCGCTTCTTTGGCTTTAGGCTTTCTCCCCTGACCTCTGGACACTCCTTTTATTGCACCGTTGTTTCTACGCCCATCAGAGTAGGGAACGTGTGGTTTACTCTCCTTCGGCTCTGGTTTGGGCTTGATTGGTATTCCTAACTCCTTTTTCTTCTCGTCTGATATTAGACTTCTCTTTTTTGGTCTTGGCATGTTTAAATAATAAAGTTCATACCCAAGTGTTTAACTTGCTGATTTACTGATTGTAGTATCTGTTAATCAAAGTGTCAATTTGCCTGTTGTAATACATGATTAACTCATCATTGTCCTCTTTCTGCTTCGCCAGTCTTAACTGGTCTTTAAAGTATGACATTGACTTTACGAATGTTTCTGTTTGTATTTCCATTATTTTATATTTTATTATTCATAAAACCACTTTTTATTTTTAGGGTAATCTTTTATTACCAACTCAATATAAAAGAATATTAAGTCAAGTACAATAGATTTATATATATCGTTAAAATAATTATAGGCTATTCCTATACGAAATCCATTGTGATATTTACTTATTTTTAGTTTCATGTCTTATTAGTATATTGAACCGCTTATGCCTTCAGAGGCGTAATAAACCTTTGTCTGTTGGTTTCTCGGTTGTATGTTATTAGATATAGCTTCTTTTAAATCGCTACTCAACTTCTCAATATCCTTCTTTAAATCGGACACCTCAATCCTCAACCTAATATTCTCTTCCTCTAAATCAATCTCTGGCTCTCCAGTCAGACCATAAAACTCATTACGTATTGAATCAAACTTCTTCCTAAACAACCTGTCGTGCTTATAATCTATCGCAAACTCATTTATCTGGTGCAGAACAGTAGCGTGATTCTGTTTAAGTGGTAACGTCTGTCCTATTTCATGTAGTGAGGACTTCCTGTAAAATTCACGCATAATTTTATAGTACATCCTTCTTGCGTGTACCACCTCTCTCTTTCTTGTCTTTACGCCTATCTTGACGCCAGTTTTCTTTTGTACTATTCTTTTAAGGTATTTTATTTCAGATTCCATCTAATTCTCGTTTATATTGTTCATACGCTTCCATTGCACCCTGTATACATTCATACTGCTCTGTATCTTTAAAGTATTCTATTAAGAATTTAACCTCGTTAAGAAGCAACATACCCTCTCTTAATGAGAGCAGCACATCTTCTCGGCAATCCTCTTTAGCTTGTTGATACGTCATCTTTTTTATCTTCTGGCAACTTCTCTATTACAGCTTGAAGCATGGCGTATATCGTTGTAACCGCCTTCTCAAGCATTTCTATTCTGTGTTGCTGTGTTAGTTTCTTTTTTCTCAACGCAATATTTCTTTTCTAATAAAATCAGACAGTCTCATTCCGCATTCTGATGCTCGCTTGTTTAGAAGCTCAAGCTCTGATGGTTTAACTCTCACGTTTATATTTTTAACTCTATTTTCTACTTTAATCATTATAATATTCCTTTTATAGTGTATTGGTCTATATTCTTTGGTTCATCAGAGAACCAAGTCTTAAAGACATTAACCGCATTATCAACTAATCGCTCTCCTTCATAATAGAACTCTTCGCTTACATTGTAGATGCCAATGTCTTTGGTTTCCTTATCTACACATAAAAATACAAAATCTTTGTAATCTATCCCAAATAAATTGCAATAAATAAACACCTGACTTGCATACCCATACTTCTTACAGTTATAAGGAAAGCTACCCTCTGAAAGACCTGTTGTTGTCTTTAGGTCTACGATTCCATTCGCACCAATAGCATCTGCCTTACCCCTGAAAGGAATAGACATAATGTTTCCGATAGCTGGCTTCTCATATTCAAGTAACTCGATTAGTTGAGCAGCATCATCGTTATTATAAATAGCATCAGAAAGCCTCATTGTTTCTTCATACTCTTTTCTTAAGAACGTCATTGGATTGTCAGCAAACGCCTCCTTGTATATCTTGGTGTTCCTTGTACTTGCATCCACCCAATTAAGGTGTCCGAACTTTTCAGGCTCAAAGCAAGCGAGGTGTAGTAACCACCCAGCAGTCATAGCACTTGTACGCTTATTAGCAAACCTTAAAGACTTTGCGTATGCTTTAGGCGATTTGTTAAGTAACTTAACACTACTACTACTCAAGGCGTTCTTACCCAAGTATTCATAGTAGAACTCATCGTTGTCCATTTGCTTTAGAATAGAATCTTTATCCCAAAACTTTCCATCTAGTGTAACTATCTGATTACTCATCTATCGTTCTTTTAGCTAGTTCTGGTGCTATAAATTGCATGGGGTGAAATTGCTCAAACACCTTGTTTAGTGTGTACCTAATTTCTTCTCTATTCTTTTTAGCCTCTTCGGAATAATACCAATCAGCAAGTTCCATTTCTTCTTGGTAACTCTTTTCCATTCTATCTATCTGTTCAGCATTAAGAGAACCTCGCTCTCTCATCTTCTGAAATAACTCATTTGATTTACTCATTTTATTTGTCTTATTAGTAATTTAATTAACTTCTCTATCTTGTTCAAAAACCACGATAAGGGTGCGTTAAGTATATAGTGTATTATCTGCAATACACTCTCAAGCATCCAGAATATGAATACCAGAACGATTACAAATACTAACTTCAGTAAGTTTAAGGGGGATAATATAAATCTTAATAACTTGTTCATTTGCTTATTATTTTAAGCAAACATACAAACTATTTAGTAATTAACAAAATTATTAACTATTTTTTTGGATTGAAGTTCTCTTTCCAGATGGTGTAGCATACCGCCATTCTCTGGTCGGTGTCTTTATATTCGGAAGCCATTTTACCGTTACCAATGCAACGCACTATAAAATCTTTCTGCTTCTCGTACTTCTTTGGCTTAATTAGTGGCATGTTAAAATTTACATTTTTGGCAATTCCAATAATCGCCCAGCTTATTTAAGTAAGAAACGAAGTCAATATTGTTTCTTTTGGTCCAAGAGCCATTGTAGTAGACACCAGTAACTTTGCACCTATCAATAGGAACATCCACATCATCTCTATCAAAATTGTGTTCTACTTTTATAACGCATGATTTATTAGTGCGCCAAGAATCACAGATACGCTCAAGAAGTATTCTTTGTCCAGTAGGTATTTTAGTTCCCTTATATTTAGATTCGATAAGTATTAAAACCTCATTATCAAATTCAAGAACAGCATCTATATCTGATGGGTGTATCTTTCCATTTTGCACTCCAGTAAAATCTAAACCTTGTTTAGTCTTGTTGCTATTCCTTATTAAACTCATTGTGTATCTTTAGTAGTTTTTGCTTTACAGGCTTGAAACAACTGCTGCAATTTGTGGGCTGCAATTTATCATTAAAGATACGATTATAAACGGAATAAATCTCTTTAACCATACTACCGCTAATCGTGTTTCTTGACCTCTCAAATAACCATTGAATTGTGTCCAACTCATCATCCGTTGGCGCATTGTATTTTCCATAAGGGAATAAATAATTTAGCGTTTCCTGTCTCTTATCGCAGCCACAATCCTCCCCGAGAACCGCCTTTGCTAATTTATCAATACCAGTCTTGCGAAACACCTTCTCTATGGTATCGCCAAGACCTGTTGACTTAATCTCCTGTGATTTCTTTTCTGATTGCTTCTTTGGCATTTTTTAGTGTATTAAATATGCTACTTAAACTTATTTTTGTTTCTCTGGCAATATCCCTCATAGACATACCCCTATGATAGTAAAGATTAAAGATACCTTTGTCGTACCAGTACCAATCCTCAACCAGAGCTTCAACTCTCTTAAATAACGCTTCTTCTTTTTCCTTTTCTTCGATAGAATCCAAGCTATCTTCATACATTCCTTTAAAATTATCATCCGTAATCTTATCCGTTGAAAATACAATTGGATTCTTTTTGCAGCTTGTGTGTATATTTGCATAATATAAATTTCTTAACGTAATGTAAATGTAAAAGGTGTTAACCTCTGTATCATTGTACATAATCTTTTGAGGGTCTTTAACATAGTCAAAAATCCTAACAAACATCTCTTGGACAAGTTCTTTAGCCTGTTCCCTTGAAATGTTAAACGACATCGCCATATTGTACCAGTCATCATACTTATTTGCGAGTTTTTGTAACAACTCTTCCTTCGTCAACATAATCTATTACAATTAAAATTTGCTCAATCGAATTACAAACAGCATAATTACCATTCCACTTCTCCTGAAATTCCACCTCATCAGGCGTTAACTTCTGTTGACTTTTTGTTTTATTTCCGTCTTTTAACTCAATCATGTAGTTATCATTTCTGTAACCTAATATTAAGTCTGGCGCACCTTTTCCCAACTGATGGGTGTGTAAGACTGAAACGCCTAAATCTCTTAATTGTTTTACTACTTCTTTTTGGTTTGCATCTACTCTCGCTTTTTTTCGCATCTTAAAACATCTATATCCTTAAATGGTGTGTATCCATCAAAGTAATACCTTTGTTCTCTTATGTTAAAATTGATGCCCTCCACATCCTGTGGAATACCAACTAGCTTTTGTTTCTTAATCTTTTGTGAACCAAAGATAACACTTGTATCCGAGAAATCCAAAGCACGATTAGGTCTCCATACAAACATCACATTATCTGCCTTGTCTGAAAACGTACCGCCACCCTTAATTCTATTCACATCGGGTTTGTAATATCTGCCACTTTCATCCTTTTGTGGTGTAACTTGATGCGCCACTAAATTTACAGATATATGATTCTCAATAGCAAATCTCTTTAACTCACTCATGAAACGACTTATATACAAGTCCTCACGTTCCCCCTTGTACATCTTGTGCTGCACCGTATTGTAAGGGTCAATGATTAAAGAACGAATACCCTTTGTTTTAACAAGAAACTTTGCTCTATCAAATATAGAATCCAAGTTAAAGTTCTTTCTAGGGTATATTAGGAAAAAGTGTTTCTTTACAAAGTTGATTGCTTCATAATACTCATCCTTCGTCATCTGATTATTCTTGTAATATGGGTCGGCACTCTTACCAATGTACATCTCTACAATATCATTGAAAAAGTCTTTCATCGGCATATTCTCTGGACTAAATACGCCAAACTTCCAACCATCGTGAAATGCCTTAACAGTAGCAAGCTGGTTCAAAAGCAAAGACTTTCCTTCGTTCTGATACCCAGTCCATATATTAACCTCGCCCATTCTCCAAGTCCAAGCCTTATCAATGTGAGGAATGTATGTGCTTGTGCCTCTCTCCTGACCGTTTTCAAAACCATCCATCATAGATTCAACAACATCGTCAACATCAAAAATACCTTCTACTTTGGGCGCTTCAGCTATTTTAAGGCGATTACGGAGACTTTCTACGCCTTCCTTGACCAAGACCTCATTAGCATCCTTAAACGGTCTTAAATCGACTATTTTACACTTCTCTGCGCCAAAACGTCTAATTAACTCTTGTTGCAAGTTTCTACCATTGTCATCATTATCTGTGGCGATATAGATAGTAGATGCCTCATCAAAAACATCATAACAAGTTGTTAGACACTCAAGTTTCTTATCAATACTCTTGTCTCCAACATTGGGCGCACCCATATTAACAGAGGTGTGGTAAGGAATACCAATCACTTCCCAACTCAAAGAATCAATCTCTCCTTCACATATAACAATCTTTGGTTGACCTTTAACGCCATCATAGTTGTATATGATTGGTTTAGCATCTTTAGCTTGAGCAAAGAACTTGCCGTCTAAACCTCTTTTCTTGTAGTTTACAAGTTCATTATCCTTCATATAGGGAAAGAAAATGTTTTTGTCATCACTTGACGAAACAATCTTATTTCTTTCAATAACCTCATTAGTTATACCCCTTCCGTTAAGGTATTTGCGCCCCCTATCAGAGATTCTCTTCATATTGGTTTTAGATGGCTTTGTGTATTGTTTCATTGGTTTTGTGTATTGTTCCATTTTCTTTACTGTTCCTTTATATCCGCATTTATGGCAATTATATACGCCCATCAATGTATTGATAGACAGGCATGTGTCTTTCCAATTCTCTTTGCCTAGAGACTTGCATTTAGGACATTTAACCTTTTGTTCTTCTCCGTTTCCCTTCGGTTCTATACCTAAATCTAAAAATTCTTGTATAAACATTTGGTAGTCTCGTTTTTATTTTGTTTTTTTTACAATTATATAACATGTTACGTATTATAACATGTATCGTATTATAACATGAGTATTAAATATTTATAATATGTATCATATTATAATTCTTTATATAACATGTATCGTTTCGTAACATGTTAATACTTGAATTGAGGATTAACATATATTCTGCGTTGCTTTCCATCAAACCCTATACTTTTCGTTTCACGTCTAATACAGGCGTTTTCCTCAAGTATATTTAAAATTCTATACAAAGTCCTATCCTTAATGGTTAAAGCCTCGCAAATGTGCTTATTTGAAGCGAAACAGTAACCTTTGTCTTTAGACAGAGACTTAATGTAAGAAAATACTGCTTTTTCTACAAATGTTAGTTTACTTAAACCTTCCATATCTACTTTTATATAATTAGTTTTCATAGCTAAAAAAAGGGGGTTTTTACACCCCCCTCTGTTTATTTAGAACGGAAAGTCATCATCGACTTTAACTGGTTCTGATTTTGGTTTATTATCTGAAGATGGTTGCCACTCGTCAATGTAAACACTATGAGTTTTACCATACTGGTCTGCCTCTTTCTTTTTAGAGACCCCTAATCTTAAATAACGCTCTCCGTTATATTCACTCCAAAAGTCTTTAACTTTGGATTCTGCGATAGAGATGTTTACAATCTCCATTCCGTTGGGTGCTTGTCGACCTGTGCCGACATACTTTTTTTCTGACATAATTTATGTATTTAATAATTGTTCTACTTTTTTACTTACTTTGTATTTCTTGCGAATATCCGATATGGTAACTCCATTCTTAAATGCTTTCTTGGCATTTTCAAACTTCACACCACTTTCAGGCAACCAATCAAGGTCGTTATCCTTGCTTGAATGGTCATTAGTCGCATCGGCATCCTTTGTATCATCTATTAAGAATAACCCATTTAGAGCGTATTTACGAGCATAAGATGAACTACTCCCAAAACATTGCGCTACATCCATTCCCTTTTTATTAGGGTCTATTCCAGCTTGTGCTGTAACCTCAATAGAACCATCCAAGTCTTTTAATTGTGCTGTTGATTCTATATAAATAGAAAGTCCATTGCCTAGATGTATAACCTCATCACTTATAGTTAAGACAACTTTGTGTTCTACCAGTAGAGGTTTTACTGCTTCCAGTATATCCTCACAATTACGGTACTTATACTTACCGAAACTGTTAAATTGATTTTTTGGTGCTTTCAGTCTCCCCTGAATGTCCACCAGTTTTTCATGTATATTCATGAGGCAAATATATAAATTCCAACTGACATTACAAAATAATATCGAAATTATTGAAATTATCTTTGTATTTATTGGTTAAAGATAGGCGCATTGCCTTCTGTTCTACATTAGGAATGATGAAGAATCCATTGTATTCATCGAACCATACCGCAAAGAAGTCGCACAAATGCTTTGGATAAGCGCCACCCTCTCTATGTAAGGTAACTCTAGTGTTGTTATGTTCTATGTCTTTCTGCCTTTCAGCACTAACATATTTAATCTGAATCTTAAATACTTTACCGCCCCTCTCAAGTAAACAGTCATAAGTAGATGAATCTAAAAGTGGCATAGATACATTAAATCCATTCTCCATCGCTCTTGTGGCGAACTTATACTCTGCAAAACAACCCTTTTGATTTCTATCCATTCGACTAATATACAAAAAAAAAGTGGCAACCTAAAAAAGCTACCACTTTCTATGAAACAAAATAAAAAACAAATGAAAACAGGATTAACCTGACACAAAACAAATATACCCTATTAAATTCATAAGGGGGTATTAAATTCACAGAAGTTATTAACGACCTTGCCCTCTGTATTTCTTTTTATAACCACTTTGACCCACTGATGCGTTCTTTGAATGAATATTAGGTCTTTTACCCCTAGAGCTAGGAGTGTATGCATTAACTATCTTTTTCGCCATTCTTCTTACTTTTTTCCCAAGTTCTTCCAACAAAGTACGCACCATATACGGTAATGAGCAATGTTTGAAAAATAGGGATATATTCTTTCTGTATGCTAAACTCTCCAATGTTTCCATCGGTAAATGCCAATAAGGTAAACATAACCGTAAGAAAGACCAGAGTAAGCGGTCTAATGTTTTTCGACATCCAGCTATCACTCTGCATATCATACTTCCAACGCTCTGTAACTTGTTGTTGTGCATCTTTATCAGCTTCTTCTAATAGTTCTTGTATCTTTTGCTTGGCTTGTAGGCGCTCTTCGTCAGTAGTTGTTAACTTGTCTATAACACCACCAATATCCTTTATTAAACCGCCTGTAATTAGTTGTATTAGCTTTTTCATTAGTAAGTCCACATTACGCCTTGTGCTTTGTCAGGGTCTATGTCAGCGTGTATAAAAGTTTTTGCAACTCCTATCCTACTAAACCCTACATCTAAAAGGCAATTAATTAAATCAAATCTATTTTTAGTACTTATGGGTAAGCCCTTGTTATTGTCAGATAAATCAATAGCCAAACCTTTTAAGTGACTGCTATTTTTTACACCGCCAACAGCTTC